GAAAAATCTGGTTCAACGTACATAGGTAAAGATGCACTTACTATTGCAGTAGATTTAGATGTAGCAGGTACTGCTGATAAAATTGTCAAACGTAAATCAGACGGTGGTATTAATGCAAGTGGTGAAAGTAATTTAGGTGATAAAGTTACAGCTAAGTTGTTTGTTGGTGATATACAAGGTAGTATAACTGATGCAGTTAATGCAACGTTTGCAGGCACTGTTAAAACAGCGGATCAGCCTAATATTACTGCAGTCGGAACTCTAACTAAGTTAGCTGTAACAGGTGGAATAACATCGGGCGGCACAATTGAAGGTAAATCATTTATCGGTAACGGCTCTGGCCTTACTAACATCAAAACTGCAGATGTTGCAAATCTTGTAGTAGGTTCGAATGTATCAGGTAAGGTTGCAAGTGCAACTTATGCTGATACTACCGGAGCGTCACTGAGTGCGGCAAACATATTAGGCGGAGTCTTTGGCTCAATACCTTATCAGAATGGTGTTAGTACTACAGCTATGCTTGCCCCCGGAACAGCAGATCAGGCATTAATATCTGGTGGTACTGGTGCCGCCCCTAAATGGGTAGCAGGAACTATATCTGGTATTAAATTAGGTAAAGATTTAAAAGACCATTCGAATGGTGCATACATAATAGGTGGTAAGTACAATGGAAGTGGTGATATAATTTGGTCAGTCGATGCAGTATCAGGAAATACAGCTAATAAGATTGTATTACGTGATACAAGTAGTAACTTTGAAGCAGGTAACATTACTGCTGTACAATTCATTGGTAATCTTAAAGGTAATATATCAGGTGGTGGTGATACGACGGTTATATATCAAACTGCAAAAGATACTACTGCGTTTTTAACTAAAGGACAACCAAATCAAGTATTGACTATGGCTCCTTCAGGTACAGGTTTGGCATGGACATTACCTCAGATATCTGGTGTAGGTTTAGGTGGCACATTGAAAAACTTAACAGCTGGTTACGGCCTTGCTGGTGGTTACTATAATGGTACAGGTGACATTACATTTACAGTTGATTCTACCCCATTAGCATTAGCAAATAGAGTTGCAAATCGTGATAGTACCGGAAGTATGTATATGAATGTTGCATATGCAATAGGATTAAATGCAGGAAGTGCATCAGCTGCAGGTACAATTACTGGTAATTGGGTGTTGTCAAGTGGATCTAAATTAATGGCAACATACTCTGACTTAGCAGAATACTACGCAGGTGATAAAGATATTGAATCAGGTACTGTAGTAGAATTTGGAGGTGATAATGAAATCACTACTTCAATGACTCCAATGTCAGCAAAAGTAGCCGGTATTGTAACAACTGCTCCAGCATATGTAATGAATAGTAATATTGATTGTGAATTCCCTGTATCATTAGCATTGCAAGGTCGTGTACCTTGCAAAGTAGTGGGTGATATTGCCAAAGGTGATATAATGGTTAGTGCAGGCAACGGTAGGGCAATGGCATGCAGTCAGCCTATCATGGGTTCAATAATAGGTAAGAGTTTAGAGAATTTTACCGGCACAGAAGGTATAGTTGAAATTGCAGTTGGTAGACTATAAAGGAAAAAAGATGATAACTATTGAGATTTTACAAAAAATATGTCCTAAAACAAGAACTAGCATATTAGAAACATATGCGATGCCACTACATGAAGTAGCAGAGTATTATGATATGTACACTAATCCTAAACGTGTGGCAGCATTTTTAGCTCAAACAGCACACGAATCCGGTGGATTTAATTTTGTAAAAGAGAACTTGAACTATAGTGCTAAAGGATTAATGGGTACGTTCAAAAAGTATTTTCCTACAGAAGATTTAGCAAGACAATATGAACGTCAGCCAGCTAAAATCGCTAACAGAGTATATGCAAATCGTATGGGTAATGGACCAGAAGAATCAGGCGACGGCTACAAATTTTGTGGTCGTGGTTTAATTCAATTAACCGGTAAACAAAACTATACCAAATTTGCTGAAGATTTGGGTATTAGCTTAGAAGATACAGTGGCATATTTAGAAACATCAGCAGGTGCAGTAAGTAGTGCGGGATGGTTTTGGGATAACAATAACTTAAATCAATATTGCGATAAAGATGATTTTGTTACATTGACAAAACGTATCAACGGTGGAACTATTGGTTTAGAAGATAGAAAACATCACTACGAAATTGCATTACATGCATTAGGCGCACATTAATATGGCACAACCAGTTTGGATAACTAATGCAGGAAGTCTAGGTACTTACCCGTCTAATTCAGTCATATCTATTCCGGTAAGTGCTCAGGCAGTATTACCTGCTACTTCAGTCACTTACAAATTATTAAGCGGTAGTCTCCCTGCAGGCGCAAACGTTTCTATAAATAAGAATGGTTTAATAACTGGTATATTAGATAGTGTAGCTGTTAATATAAATTATACTTTCACTATAAGATGCACGGATGACAAATTTAACCTCACTGATAGAACATTCTCTATCACTACATCCGCTGCCGCTGAACCTAAACTGACTACCCCAGCTGGTAAGATTTTGCAAACGTTCGATAGTAAGTGGGTAGACATTCAATTAAATTATACCAATCCAGTAAGTACTAATACAGTAGTTATAACAAAAACTAGTGGCTTGCTTCCTCCTGGTTTGGAAATTAATGAGACAGGAAGAATCAGAGGGTATCCTGCTCCTCCGGTTAATGCTTCAAATGCGCCTACTACAAAAACATATAGCTTTACCGTATCGTTAGCGAGCCCATTAGGCAATGACGTAAAAATTTATTCAATAACTGTTAACAATTGGAATTTATCTAATCCTGGAAAAACAAGGGTACCGGCAATACTGAACTTAAATCCAGCAACATTTAATATAAGCCCAACTGACTCGTATTATGATTACTATATAACATCTAATTATATTCCCACAGTTACTAGTAGTGACTTCTTTTCATTTAAAATATTAGGTAAAGATTTTGATGGATCAAATTTATATTATGATTTTAGAGGTCTACCATTAGGTTTGACAGGTGATACTAATACAGGCTGGATTACAGGTAAACCAGTTTTGAATTCAACTGGTATCTCTCAATTTAGTTTTACTGTAAGTGTTCAAAAAGCTGACACCAGGTCAATTGCATCCCCGTACCAACCATTCTTAATTACTGTAAGTAATAATGTTGTAAATGATGTAGTATGGATAACTGAAGAAGATTTAGGTTACATTTCTAATGGTGCTATCAGTGATTTGTATGTAAACGCAGACTCACAATATGCATTGTCATACAGATTGATTAGTGGTGACTTTCCTCCTAACCTAACATTATCTTCAAACGGTGAAATTATAGGTAGAGTAGCCCAACAACCTAAAACTACTATGATGGAAGAAGGTGATACTTCTGAGTACATATTTTTAATAGAAGCGTTTTCTCCTACCTATCCTTTATTAGCAATACAAAAACAATTTAAATTAACAATTCGTATTGATTATCCTGCAGTTTATGAAAACTTGTACTTCAAAGCCACACCTAGTCTAAATGATAGAGATGTGTTGAATACATTATTAGTTAATGATGAACTTATACCACCTGAATATTTGTATAGACCAACCGACCCTTACTTTGGTAAAGCAACTAATGTGTCATATGTACATGCATATGGAATGAATTCTAGTTCAATAGAAAGTTACATTGACGCTGTGCAGAAGAATCATTACTGGAGACAAGTTATCTTGGGTGATCTTAAAACAGCAGTAGCAAAAGACAAAAACGGTAATGTGATATATGAAGTCGTTTATAGTCAAGTAGTTGATGAGTTAGTCAACAGTCAAACAGGTGTAAGCGTACCACCTGAGATATATTGGCCCAAGTATATTGACTTAAACTTAGGTCCATGGCAAATTAGTAGTACAAAAATCTTCACTAGTTTTGAAGAAGTATTAGGGCAAGATTACACAACAAGTTTAACACCGGGACAAGTTAGAAAACTTTACCCTGCTAGTTTTAAAAACATGCGAGAAGAAGTATCGTCTATCATTGGTAATAACTACAATGTAGATTTACTTCCTAAATGGATGACTACTCAACAGTCTAATGGTGTTATTTTGGGATACATTCAAGCGTGGGTAATATGCTATACATTACCTGGCTACTCTGATACTATTAAAGAAAATATAGTCAACAATTGGGATTATCGTATCAATAGAATTAACTTCCAAGTTGACCGATATCTTGTAGATAAAACTGCAACATTTGACTACAACAATTACTTGTCACCTGCTCAATGGAATGAATTACCTAGCGGTACTCCTGAGCCTAACCCATTAGATATTAATGACTTTGCTGTATTGTTCCCGCAGAAAACTATTTTACCAAAGCAAGTTGACTACTAAATACAATATCGGAATAATATTATGAGTACAATTGACACAAACGGAATAGACCCAAATTACCCAGTACCCGGAGTAAACAATAGCTCCCAAGGTTTCAGAGATAATTTTTCTAGTATTAAGGTTAACTTAGATACTGCTGCCACTGAGATTACAGATTTACAAAACAAAGTAGTTGTAAAGTCTGCATTAACCGGATCAGTAGTTGATAACAACATGGCTAACACATTGATTAGCAATGCTTTAGTGAGAAGCTTTAGAGCAACCACATTTAATTTAGGTAATAACATATCAGGCACAGCGACTATTGATGTAAGTAAAGGTGACGTACAATATGGTACAATCGTAGCTAATACTACTCTTAACTTTGGCGGATGGAGTCCTTCTAGTACACAAAGCAATGTGCAATTACAATTAACTGTTGCTAATGCTAATGCTGTAGTTTCTTTCCCTGTTACTACTAATGATGCTAATGCAAAACCAGTATTAGGTATGACAAAAACAGCATCGCTATTAGAAAATTATACAAGTAACTTAGCCACACCTATTGCTAATTCAGTATATACTAATAAAATTACTGCACCATACAATACAAAGAATCTATCGTATAACATCACTACAACCGATTGCGGTGTAACACTAGATATTGAACCATTAACTCGCCCACAAAAAACAACACAAGTAACTGGTAATAGAACTATAACTGCTATTGGTGCACAGGGTGACTTACCCGGTGCGATAGCTACTGATGGTGCTAACTTGTATTTTTGTACAGGTACATATGACGGCTCTACTGTTATATGGAAAAAAGTTACTCTAGGTAGTGTGTAATAAATACCTAATGCAACATCCCTTCATACATAACTTAGAAGATAAAACTATAGACGAATTGCAGAAAACTATTTCTCAATTGAATTCTAGGTTATTTCAAGCTAGTAGAACACTACACCCTACGTTGGTTCCGCAAATACAAATGGCATTAGAAAGCTATAATGCAGAGTACACCCGCCGTATAGATGAAGTATACAAGAAACAAAATTTAGAAAACAAAATTAACATTACCAAATCATAATGACAGCTAGAATTAATAGAAGTTTTGACTTCCAAACAGGCGTACACTTCAGTGATGATTTTTTTATGAACTTGTACGATGTAGATATTGACTTTATGGTAGAATCAGAATCTATAAGAGAACAAAACATTGCACTAGAACGAATAAAATACTTCTTACAAGAAAGTATTGAGAATTGCATCTTTGTACAAGACACTGAAACAATAGCTATTGAAAAATATGCTGAAGCTAACATGAAGGTCTGTATACTACCAGAAGAACCGTATGACCAAATCATAGGCATCATGCTTATGGTAAAACTAAACGCTATCACAGAGGGTAGATTATCTATCACTGACCTTTCTATCTGTAGTAAAATGAGTGATGGTGTACGTTGTCTACATGGATATGATGAGAATACCGGGCCATTCAAGTTACCCGGATGGTGGCATGATAGTAACACTAAAATTTCTAATCTATTATCTAATAGCAAAAACAAGAAGATTCTTAAATTGTCCAAACCACCTGTTGATTGGGAAGACGTTTTTTTGGGTTGGGAAGAGAAACCACAATTGGGTAAAAGCACACCAAGCGCAGAAATAGTTTTTGGCATATTTGACAACAAAAATAAATAACCATAATAGTTGATTATTACAATTAACTATGCTATCATATGGTATGCATGTAGATAAACATAGTAGGCAAATTCTAACTGAACAAGATTTATGCAATCTGTATATGTCTGATCCTACACGTTCAATCAGAAATGCATTAGTTGATACTACTATAGATTTTTCAGATATATTGGGTATTACAAATTTACCTACAATTACTCAATATCAACCTGAAGATATATCAACAATCGAATTTGATAATCGTAGTCAGAACAATTGGAATATGCCAACTGAATATAGTGAGTTAGATATCGCTAAATTTGTGTTGGACCAATGTAAAACTGAAGAAGAATTACAACGTGCGGGAAAAGAACTAATAATGTTTCAAGAACGGGAGATGTTCCCGCTGTTACAATATTTAAAGTATCTCGTAGATACAATGCGTAAGAATAATGTAATTTGGGGAGTAGGTAGAGGAAGTAGTGTATCTAGTTATGTTCTTTACCTAATAGGAGTACATAGGATAAATAGTTTGTTCTACGACCTTTCTATAGACGAATTTTTAAAATAAGGAGAAAAATCATGTCAATGTACAAATCAGCAAGAGGTAAAACAATTGATATGTCCACATTAGCTACAAAGAATGAAAAGACACGTGCTGTGGGCAATATGAATGTTAATGCAAGAGGGGATATTATTGATCCTCATGGTAAGATAGTACGTGATTCTACTAATAGAATCAAAAACTCTTACAATAAAACAGTTACTACTGCTCCTAACAATTTGAATCGATCACCTATTGAAGCAGATAAAACAATCGATAAAAACGAGTTGACTGCTGAAGAATTAGAATTTGAAGAAGATGATGACGAGGAAATTAAAAAGTGAAATTAGCATTTGAACCACATAGATTCAACAAGGATCAATTTAAACCATTAGGTGAACATGTCATTGTATATGACATGACATTTGATGAACGTATCACGCACAGTGGTATCATTTTACCAAACGATGATATGAAGTCATCAGGTATCAGACCTCGTTGGGCGCAGATTTATGCAGTAGGACCCGATCAAACTGATCCTGAATTAGTTCCGGGTAAATGGATCTGTATATCACACGGAAGATGGACTCGAGGTGTCGATATTGAAGATGAAACGGGCAAACACACCATACGCAGAGTAGATATTAATGATATACTACTTGTAAGTGACGAGCCCGTCTACGATTTAACAATGAGTGACAAAGTATAAAGGAACACAATGATAAACTGGTTAAGATTAAAACTACATAATTTTATTTTTCCACAGGATATTAATGAGGTGGTAGAATCAAAACATCCTTCTACTAGAAGAGGTGTTGCCCTTGTTAGTCGCGGCTCACACCTCGATAGTAGAGGTATGAATTTTACAATTCATATGGCTAATGGTGGTTATGTATTGGAGTATTCATCGTATAATGAGAAAACAGACAGGCACGATACCGCACTACATATTATCAATAGTGAAACTGATTTAGGTCAAGGTATTGCACACGTTATTACATTGGAAATGTTAAAAAAATGAAGAATCAACTATGGGTTGAGAAGTATCGTCCTAATATAATTGAGGACTATGTTTTTGTAGATGACAATCAACGACAACAGGTTACTGGCTGGGTTAAGACTCAGAGTATCCCTCACTTGTTGTTGAGTGGTGAGCCAGGTACAGGTAAGACCACACTAGCAAAAATATTGATTAATGAACTAGGTATTAATGAATACGATACACTAGAAATCAATGCTTCACGTGAAAATAGTGTTGACGTTGTACGTGACAAAATTTTAGGATTTGTGCAAACAATGCCATTTGGTAAGTTTAAAGTCGTATTATTAGATGAAGCTGATTACTTGACCCCAGCTGGTCAGGCAGCATTGCGTAATGATATGGAAGCGTATCATATGACTGCACGATTCATTCTAACATGTAACTATCAGCATCGTATTATACCAGCACTTAAGAGCAGATGTCATGAGTTTCACATCACAAAGACAGACAGAACAGAGTTTACTACACGTGCGGCAAAAGTGTTGTTAACTGAGGGTGTTGAATTTGATTTAGATGTATTGGATAACTATATACGTGCTACATATCCAGACTTACGTAAGTGTTTGAATCAACTTCAAGTCAACAGTAGTACTGGTAAACTTATCAATACATCCACTACAACAGACGGAGAAGACAGTTTGTTAGCAGAAGCTACACAGTTGTTTAAGTCCGGTAAGATTATTGAAGGTCGTCAACAACTACTTCAATATCTTGCGTTGTATCCAAGTCGTATTGAAGATACATACAGATGGATGTACGAAAATTTAGATTTGTGGGGAAATTCACAAGAACGCAAAGATGCGTCAGTTATTATAATTCGTAATGGTTTGGCAAACTTAAGTCTTGTGGGTATTCCAGAAATCAATCTAGCAGCCACAATTATTGAACTTACCAGTTAAGGAAAAACATGAGATATTTTTTAGTTACATATACCACCAAAGCAGGTGGACAGATCGATGAAGTTGTTAGTGTTAGTAAAAATACTAGACCAAATGACATTCAGACTTGTAATGTGATTATGGATTACAAGAATCGGAGAGTAGATAAGTGTGTTATTGAAGGAAAGAAAGTAGATACTGATTGGGAAAAGTTAGATGCCTATTATAGGCAATTATACCCTAACATTATTGAACGGTTAGAAGCAGAAGCTAAAACATAAAAGAGGGCTTTCGCCCTCTTTTTTATAAGTACAATTTAAGTACATGCTCAATTATCTTGTGTCTTTGAACATCTTTCAGTTCAAAGTGGCACTGTTGCAACCCTGGAATCACCCCCTTCCTCAATCGATTTTGTAAGTCTAGTAGCCCATTGTCGGCTGTTTTTCTATCGGCTTGTTCAATGTCGCCAGTAATTACAATCTTACTACCAACGCCGATTCTAGTCATAATCATTTTGAGTTGACCAGGTGTTGCATTTTGAGCTTCATCTAATATTATATAGCTATTTTTAAAGTTTCGACCTCGACAGAATGCTAGGGGTGCAATTTCAACTATCTGTTCTTCTAGCATGTGGGCGATTTCCGCTGCCGTATAATATTCACGTAAAACATCAAGTAAAGGTCTTGTCCATGGTTCCATCTTTTGATTAAGATCACCTGGCAAGAATCCATGCTTTTCATCGTCTACACCCACTGCCGGGCGTGTTAAGATAATACGATCTACCTCACCTGCTTTTAATGACTTAATAGCAGCCAGCATTGCAAGATACGTTTTACCTGTCCCAGCCGGTCCTCCAACCACAACTATATCAGTATCTTTATCTAAAAGAGCTAGAATGTATTTTTCTTGATTTAAAGATTTGGGTACCAGTTGTATCGGTCTACGGTCTAGTTTGATGCGACTTTGGTCAAAATTGATTGTTTTGCTTTCTTGTTTATAGAATGTTTGTGGATCATGTTTTTTACTGTGTGAATAACGTGTGTCTTGTTCTTGTTTGCGTAATGCGCCTGTTTTGCGTTTGCTCAAAGTATTCTCCTTTGTATCGAGCCGAGTTCTCATAACACTCAAGTCTATTTACATCCATATGGATCATGCAATATAGAGTAGTTTTTAAGTAATGAAAAACGATAAATATTAGGCTCAGTCCGTTTTTTGATTATCAATACAATGTGTTGATAAAAGATAAATACTAATTATGAGCAAACTTCCAGCAGACGATTTCTTTACCAACATTGATTACCCTAGTATTATAGATACTGTCAAGGGTATATATACCAGTGATGCTTCCATTAACACTTTATTAGATTTTGAACGTGTTTTGGATGAAGCTGACTTGTATGCATACAAAAACTGGGGACTAGGTGAACTAGTAGACGGTCCGGACAGTAAACGATATAGTGTTTCTTGCATTTTTATGTATCCTGAAAAACTAATGCCAGACCCAAGAGGTGGCAAACGTTTAATAAATTTAGGATGCACTATACAGTTTAAGAAAACTACAATTAAAGTACCAGTAGATATAAAGACTCCTGAAGACTATAAACCAGGAACACATTACCCTAAACTAACTGAGCGCATGGTTTGGTTAGTTAGAATTGAAATCCCTAGAGAATTGATGAATGATATCCGTGAGGGTAGTATTGATTTAGCAGACCAAACTATTGACCTAGAAGAACTAGATAGTGCATACGATGATGATTTAGATAAAGAAGGTTTAGAGGGTGAAGAGGGCAAAGCACCCGCAGATCAAATGGGAGGCATGCCAGCACCCGGAGGACCTGCATTACCAGTAGGCGGACAAATTCCCCTAGGCGGAGGTCTATAATGAGAAAAATTATTAATGAAACATTAGATTACCATGATTTAGAAAACATGGTAGTACCTATAGCAACAATA